TATCACCAAAACGATGGTTGGTTTAGGTTCAGTAGATAATACGGCTGACACGGCGAAACCAGTTTCCACGGTACAACAAACTGCCCTTGACCTTAAAGCAAATATCGCTTCACCTACTTTTACGGGTAATGTAAATACATCTATATTATTTGTAGATAGCATAGAGGTTGACACAACAGGTGCGACTAGTGGTCAAGTTCTTAAGTATAATGGAACAAAGTTTGCACCCGCTACAGAAATTGGTCCAACTGGTCCAACTGGTCCAGCTGGTCCAGCAACAACGGATGCAAGTTTATTAGTTTCTGGTACTTTACCAGACGCACGATTGTCTGCGGCGATAGCAAGAATTTCTTCTCCAACTTTTACAGGAACAGTTTCAGGCATTTCGGCAACGATGGTTGGTTTAGGTTCAGTAGATAATACAGCCGACACGGCGAAACCAGTTTCCACGGTACAACAAACTGCCCTCAACCTTAAGGCGAATATTGCTAGTCCTACTTTTACTGGAGTTCCATCTGCCCCAACAGCAATAGCAGCAACAAGCACAAATCAAATTGCGACTACAGCATTTGTAGTTAACGAAATTGCCGACATTGTATATACACCACCTATATATGATCTTGATGATCTTGGTGATGTAACTTTAACAACATCTCCCGCTCCAGCTTCTGGTGATATTTTGAAGTGGAACGGAACAGCTTGGGTTAATGATTCTACACTTCTTGCCGCAAAAGCAAATCTTGCTAGCCCCACTTTCACAGGCGTACCTGCAGCCCCAACTGCAGCAGCGTCAACTAATACAACTCAAGTTGCTACCACGGCTTTTGTTAGGGCAGAAGTTGCAGCACTTGTGAATAGTGCCCCAGGGACACTTGATACCTTAGGTGAAATAGCAACCTCACTTGCTAACAACGCTTCTTTATCAACTACCTTAACTTCGTCAATTGCTCTAAAAGCACCTTTGGCTTCTCCAACTTTTACTGGCACTGTAACAATTCCTTCTGGTGCCTCCATTTCTGGTTTTGCTTTACTTGCTTCACCAACATTTACTGGAACTGTAACAATTCCAACTGGATCTGCAATTACGCTTCCTACGGTTTCAAGTGGGATTAACCATTCTGGCTCAACTTCGGGAACAACGAAGTTGCAGGCTTCCGACGTTGCTTCTGGAACATTGACACTACCTGCCGTAACAGGTACGCTTGTTTCAACCGGTGATACTGGCACTATAACTAGCACAATGATTGAAAACGACACAATCATTAACGCCGACATTAAGAGTAACGCTGGAATAGAATTGGGAAAATTAGCAGACGCAACCATTGATACAAAAACAACGGATTACCCTCTTGTCCTGACTGACAAAAACAAGTTTATTAAGATGAGCGTTGTTTCATCCCCAAACACTGTTACCGTGCCAACCAATGCATCAGTTCAATTCCCAATTGGGTCACAAATCCATATCATCCAGTATGGAACCGGCAAAACACAGATAATCCCAGTCTCGGGAACAGTAACTATTTACTCAACACCTGGTGCTTACTTGCGAGCGCAATTCTCATCAGCGACCTTATTGAAGTGCGACACGAACATCTGGATGCTGATGGGTGACTTGAGTGCATCGTGATTCCAGGTAATACATCCAGTCAAGGTAAAAAACCGACAACGCCGACCATCGGTGCGGCATCGGCTGGGAATGCTCAAGTTTCAATTAGTTTTACCGAATCAACTTATAAAGGAAAAACAAGTGGCGGTACATACCGTGCCACTTCTGGTGGGGTGAACGCAACTTGTGTTGCACCATGTTCATCAATAACTGTTACTGGTTTGAGTAATGGAACACAATATTGTTTCACTGTTGCGTTAGAGACTCCGTATGGGGTTAACTCTGATTCTTCTGGTCAGGTATGTGCGACTCCGGTAGCACCACCACCTTCGTTCCCACCTTCGTTTCCTCCAGATTTTCCACCTTCGTTCCCACCTTCGTTCCCACCTTCGTTCCCACCTTCGTTTCCTCCAGATTTTCCACCTTCGTTCCCACCTTCGTTTCCTCCAGATTTTCCACCTTCGTTTCCTCCAGATTTTCCACCTTCGTTCCCACCTTCGTTCCCACCTTCGTTCCCACCTTCGTTTTCATGCCCTGACTGTAATGGTTTAAATGGAAGCATAGGTCCTTGTTGCGGCACTTGCGTTGGTGTCAAGATTCCTTACCTATCATGTATTTAAAAAATATGGTATAATTAATTTAATGAACAAAAAAAAGAAAGAATATAAATTATGAGCGATATAAATAAAGACGATTTTTGGACGGACCTCACTGCAACTTTTGACCAAACTGAAGAAATGTTTTTTGAGGGTTGGAATGCTTTTGAGACACGATTTGGTGAATACGGCACCCCAGGTTTCACCGAGTTGGTGGCTCCAGCAAAATCAAGCATGTTTGGTCATACTGACTACCAAGATGTCTACTATATTTTTTATCGAGGAGAAGACGGAAAATTGCTTTTTATTTCAGGAAGATATTATGACCAATCAAACAAGCGAAAACCTTTTATTTTTATGGCACACCCAGACCACCTACGTCAAGGACTTGGAACAAAAATGCTCAAGTACATAGAGGATAAATTTATTGCCGAAGAGGGAAGTAAGTACGGGTTTACCGATGCAGAATTTGCTGAAATGCCTAGAGCCCAACGTGCATCAATAGCAGTTCCTGACATTTATAAAGATATTGCGATATCTGCTGCTGCAGCCTCATGGGTAAACAAAACGACTAATCAATTTTTTACAGAATAAAATAAACTACGAAGGAAAAATAATATGTCAGCGTATCAAGAGTGGAAGAAAAATCTAGGCACTACACGTCCTTGGGATTTATCGAATCAAAACAAAGAACGCTCAACAGAAACAGATGCGAACAAGAGATACGCAATTTGTGAAGCATGCCCAAGTCTCCTTAAAGTAACCCACCAATGTAAAGAGTGCGGTTGTTTTATGAAGCTGAAAGTAAAACTTCAACAGGCGGTTTGCCCCTTGGGTAAATGGTAGCCATTGATGGATACATTAGAACGCAGGGCGTTGCCCGATTTAGTACCGCCAGGTTATTGGGGTAATGACGCCAAGAATATTCACATAGTGGATAATTTTGCTACAAGCGACGAGGTAAAAAATCTTAATGAATATGTAGCGACTATTACCGATTGGACTGGGAATCAAGAAGACTCTAGGTATAAAGATAAAATACATTTAAACATTCACCAATTAATGCTTCCGCTATTTCACAATTTGTTTTCTCGAATGAAAAAAAACATTCAATCAGTTTTCCCAGTTGAGACAATTCCAAATGGGTTATCTATCTGCAAATGGGCAGTCGGAGATTTCCAACCAGTTCATGCAGATAAGCAGTTACAAGACGGACGCCCAAATTCTCAACAAGACCAAGACCTTGCTTCCGTTATTTATATAAATGATGGTTCAGAATTTGGTGGTGGTGAACTTTACTTCCCGCATCAATCTTTGCAAATAAAACCTAAAGCGGGAATGGCAGTATTTTTCCCCGGCGACATAAATTATTCACACGGCGTGAAAACGGTTACTTCTGGGACAAGATACACCATCCCGTTTTTTTGGAAAGTTATTTGCGTTAAGTAGTTTGGGATGCTTTTATCTATTGATTCATTTCTGAACGAAAGCGAATGTCTTGAACTTTTGTGCATTGCTTATTCGGCAACAGAAGAAGAATGGTCTGATAAATCCAATCCCCAAGGGGGTATTTGGGAGAAGAACAGATTACCTATAAAATTTGAATTACCTTTATTGAAATTAGTTAACAAACGAGTCGCTTCATATTTTTGTGACTACTCACACATACTAAACATTGATTCTATTCTTAGGTTTGCAGAGGGAGGGTTTATGGCGGAACACAAAGACGACGAAACAGGTGTGACTGATTTTGGTTGCGTAATATATTTAAACGAAAATTTTGATGGCGGGGAACTCGTGTATCCAAATTTAAACAAGTCCTTAAAGCCAATTGCTGGCAGTCTGGTTATACATGACTCCAACGAGCCCCACATGGTTAATACAACTACCAAAGGAACAAGATACATGTTGACTACATTTGTATTTGGTACAAGAGACAAAAGAACATTGCTGAATCATGATTCCTAAAATAATTTACCAATGCGGAAAATGGGAAGAAAACACAATCCCTGATTATGTGCAGGAATACAAAAAAAGTTTTATTTACCATAATCCCGATTGGCAGTATGAGTATTTTGATGATGAAATGTGTAGAAAAGACATAGAAAAAATAGCAGGGGTTAATACTGCCTTGCTTTACAACAGAATAAAACGAGGAGACAACCGTGCTGATTTTTGGCGATGCATACATTTAAACAAGCATGGTGGATTTTATGCTGACCTAGATTCAATATGTGTCAACAAAATAACTCAGTTTTATGACGACTCAAAGATGTTTGTTGGTTTTCAAAACACATATCCTCAACCAACGGGTTTGATTTGGGAAAATTGGTTTTTCGGTGCAGGCCCTAATAACCCAATTTTAGAAACAGCAATCAATGAAATGATTTGCCGCATTTCTGATGAAAAAAGCGAAACGGTTCATTGGACACATACTTTTGTCCCCTTTTCTTTGAGTGTAGATTGTTTCGTTAAAGAAAAATGGTTTTGTGATATCACGAATAATTACCATAAATTAGTGGGGCACCTTGCGGCTCATGCAATTTGGGATAGTGTAGAAGAATGGCAGTATGCAGATTCAGTATTAAAACCCTCAACCGGTAGAAATTGATGGGCATGAAAACAAAAGAACTTTACCCCAAGGTCATGGTTTTTGAAAATGCTTTAGAAAACCCTCAAGATTTTTTAAAATCTATCACTGTGGACGTCAAATATGTAAAACCATGGACACCATGGTATTCGCTTGGAAAAGAAACATTCTTCACTGAATACTCATGGATTGAAACAGAAAACTTTCCAACACAAGAACAATGGGATGAGCGTTTTGATGGTCTCAAAAATCCATTGGCTAAGCAAATATCCAATTTGTTTTACGAGTGCACAAAACAATATGTAGACAAATATGGTGTCACCATCCCAAACTGGTCTCATGGAACCCCATACCTTTTGATACATGACGCCAAAGAACCAACCCAAAAAACAGCGATGACTTATCATACGGATTTTATTATGGCGCAAACACACAACCCCGGATACAAACATTGGGTTACATGCTTGATATACCTGAACGACGACTACGAGGGCGGTGAAGTAGCCTTCAAAGTGTTCAAAGATGATGTTGATTTTGATTACTTTATTTACAAACCCAAAGCGGGTGATGTCCTCATATTACCTGCCCACCCACCCTATTACCATGGCGTGCACGCAGCAAAAGTTAGTGAAAAAGTTTTTATCAGATTGTTTTGGGGTTATGAATATGTTGGCAGTGAAGAATGGCTAGCAAACCAAAACAAACATGGTAAGGACGTATGGGGCGAAATGGAAAAACAACGATTGGATGAAGAATTCAAAACAAGTAAATGGTCCAAGGGTTCAGTAGAAAAATGATAAATGCTTAATTATCAGCATTTGGGAGCAGAAGAAATGGGCGTTCGAGTATACAAGGACGCCATACCAAATTGCGGTGAAATTTTACAGACAATTACTTCTTTTATAGACAAAAATTCACACCAAACATTAAGATGGAAACAAGCAATGGTCGGGCACAACCAACTAATGCCTGATTACAGAAATTGTTGGGATTGTAAATTATCTTCGGATATGGTTTGGGGAATAAGCGAACAATACAGCGAGTTTAAAAAAGCATATGATGAAATAGTTATGTCAATCGGATTATGTGTAGAGAATTTTTCGCAGTTTTACAAGTTGGACATGACATATATGGAAGCAGTCAACTTTGTAAAGTATGGCGTTGGTGAGCACTTTGATGTCCATTCAGACCACGGTTTTTCCTATATATGTACAGTGTCTACTGTCGCTTATTTAAATGACGATTATGAAGGTGGGGAACTTTGGTTCAATCATTTAAACCAAACAATTAAACCAGAAGTAGGCGACATTGTGGTATTCCCATCAACGTTTATTTACTCTCATGCCTCGCTGCCAGTGAAATCAGGAGTTAAATATTCTGCTGTAACAATGTTTGATTACAATGACACAAACCATAAAGCAGGCGGTTACGCAGGTTAATTCATTTTTAGTGAAAGCTATCTTAAATACTTAGAAGTAATGGCGGGTTGATTATAGGCTTTTGGGTTAATATCAAGAGTAATTAAATATTTTTTTAGTTTTAAACTATCTAATATTTATGATATGATTACTATAATACAAGAATTAACGTACAATAGGGAAGAGGTAATCCGTGGCTTATAGTGGTTCTAAATTCGCGACAAATAACACGCTTTTAATTAAAAGGTCAGATGAAGCTGCTAACACCCCATCTTCACTTGCTGAGGGCGAATTGGCGATTAACGTTGTTGACGGTAAATTATTCTACAAGAACAAAACAGCCGATGCTATAATACGGAGTTAATTTAATATCTAACGTTGTTGGCACGGCAAGTCAAATAGCCGTATCAGCAAATGCCACATCAGGTGTATATACTCTTTCTCTTCCTTCCTCTGTTGCAATTACAACAGCTTTAACAGTTGGTGGCATACAGATTGATCCTGTTGGCGCGACAACTAATCAAGTTTTGAAGTTTGATGGCACTAAGTTTGCTCCTGGCACAGATACCGGTTTAGCTGGTACGGTTTACACTTCAACGATTGGTGATGGAACTGCTACTACATTTACCATTACTCACTCCTTGGGAACAAGAGATGTTGTTGTTGTTGCGCGCAATGCGGCAAGTCCATATGAGGTTATTGAAGTTCGCTGGGAAGCCACAACAACTTCAGCAGTTACTTTAGATTTTTCTGCAGCTCCTTCTGCTAGCTCAGTAAGAGTGGGCGTTTATGCAGCTGTTGCTGGCTCCACTGTTACAATAGCTTCAATTGATGACTTGGGTGACGTTACTCTTTCTTCAGCTGCCAATGGAGACTTCCTCCGTTATAACGGTTCAGTTTGGATCAATGATGCAGTAAATCTTTCAACGGATACTATTGGAGATTATGTTTCTAGCTTAGTAGCCGGAACTGCAATCACCCTTACAAATAACTCTGGCGAAGGTTCTACTCCAACAATAGCAGTAACAGCAAATACGTTTGATGCCTATGGTGCAGCGGCAACTGCTGCTGGAACAGCTTATGCTAATGCGCAAATCTATACGAATGCAGCTGTAAGATCTTTTGAAATTAATGGCGATTCAGGTGGTAGCAAAACTATTACAACCGGTAATTCAACTACAGCTGGAGATACGTTCACCATTGCAGGTGGAACTGGTTTAACGTCAGTAACCTCTAATACTGATACGATTACTTTAAATCTTGATAGCACTGCAGTTTCTGCTGCTAGCTATGGTAGCTCGTCTTCTGTAGGAACATTCACTGTTGATGCTCAAGGTCGTTTGACCGCAGCTGCTAACTCAGCTATTGCAATCACCGCATCACAAGTTACCGATCTAACAAAATCAAGCGTTGGTCTTGCAAACGTTGATAATACGTCGGATGCAAACAAACCTGTTTCCACCGCCCAACAAACAGCTCTTGACTTAAAGGCAAACTTAGCCTCACCAACTTTCACTGGTACTGTTACATTGCCAGACAACACAGTTGCTCTTGGAACAAAAACAACTGGAGACTATGTTTCTTCACTTGTTGCTGGTACTGGCGTAACGCTTACCAATAACTCTGGTGAGACTGCTACTCCAACAATTGCTATTGGCCAAGCAGTAGGCACAGGCGCTTCAGTAACATTTGCACAAATTACAACAACTGGAGATGTTGTTGTTGGTGGAAACTTGACAGTTAGTGGCAATACGACAACTGTTAATACTGAACAGTTGAACGTTGAAGATAATATTATTACATTAAACTCTGGTGTTACAGGTGCCCCAACATTAAATGGTGGCGTAGAAATTAATAGAGGAACATCGACAGATGTAGCTATTCTTTGGAATGAAACTACGGATAAATGGACATTTACAAATGATGGGACCACTTACGTTAACATTGCTAGCAATTCAGACATTGCAAACGTAGCAACATCATTTACGGTTGCTGGTGATTCTGGAACAAGCCAAACTATTAGCTCGGGTACCGATACTTTAACAATTTCGGGTGGCACTGGTTTGAGTTCTGTTGCAGGCGCAACTGACACAATTACCTTAAACCTTGATAGCACAGCTGTAACAGCTGGTGGCTATGGAAATGCGAATACCGTGGCAACGTTCACTGTAGACGCTCAGGGACGCCTTACAGCGGCTTCTAATGCTGCTATTAGTATTACTGCTAGCCAGGTGTCAGACTTTGGTTCCGTGGCAATCGTTAAGGCTGACATCAATGCCAAGGGTGACTTAATAGTTGGTAGTGCTGATAATACTCCAGCAATACTTTCTGTTGGCACAAATGGCTACTTCTTGAAGGCTAACTCTACAACAGCCACTGGCGTTGAGTGGGCTTCAATCCCAACCATCAACAACCTTGATGATATTGGTGATGTCACTATTACTTCTGCCACAAGCGGAGATTTCCTCAAGTGGAATGGTACAGCTTGGATTAATACTCCAATTGAAGTTGGCGACATTTCTGCAGTAACAGCAGGAACTGGTTTAACAGGTGGTGGATCTTCTGGTGCAGTTACTCTTAACTTAGCTTCGACAGCTGTTGCGGCTGGTTCTTATGGCGGTGCAGGCACTGTTGGAACTTTCACGGTAGATGCACAAGGCCGCCTAACGGCTGCTGCGAATACAACAATCTCAGTAACAGCTTCACAAATTAGCGATAGGGCTACAAACCTTGTTACTGGATTGACTGGAACAGCAAATGAAATTACAGTATCGAACTCTGGCGTTGGTGCGGTAACACTTAGTCTCCCAGCTAATGTTACGATTTCAAACAACCTTGTTGTTACTGGAGATTTAACAGTTAGCGGTAACACGACAACAGTTAATACAACACAAATTCTTCTTGAAGATAATCTCATCACCCTTAACTCCGGTGAGGCTGGCACTCCATCAGCTAATGCTGGTATTGAGATTGAGCGTGGAACATCAACAAATGTTGCATTACAGTGGAATGAAACCACTGATACATGGCAAACAACTAACGATGGAACGAACTATTACAACATCATTACTAGCAATACGGCCGCTGCCCAAGTTACCGCAGCAGCAGTAATCGCTGCCGCTGGTGGTGACGGAACTGCTGGTCAAGCAATTACAACAAACGGTTCTGGAGTATTAGACTTCACAACGATTGTTGGGACTACAGAAGCATCAATTATTTCGGCAGTAGGTGCTGATGGAGCTAACGGTTCAGTCTTGATGACCAATGGTTCTGGAGATCTTACTTTTACTACTTTAACAGCAGCAAAGATATCAGACTTCTCTGAGGCAGCTCAGGACGCCGTAGAAAGCGCGATAACCGCAGGTACGGGTGTAACCAAGGCCTATAACGATGGCGCTAATACAATTAGCCTTTCAATAGGTCAGGATGTTGCGACTAACGCAGCAGTGACCTTTGGTAGCATAGCTACTGGAGCAATAACACTTGATTCTGGAACTGGTGAACTTAATACTTCAACTCAAGCAATAACTCTTAATACAATTACAACAGTTGATAGCTTTGACAAGACAGTTTATAGAACAGCTAAGTATCTTGTGCAAGTAACTCAAGGTTCAAAATATACGACTTCAGAAGTTTTGTTGGCCCATGATGGAACAACATCTTACTTGTCAGAATACGCAGTGATTGAATTGGGCGGAACAGTTATTCCTTTAACAGTATCAACTTCAATTTCCGGATCAAACGTATTATTAAGAGTTACCATTACGGATGCCGCAACAACAAGTGCAACAGTCAAGGTAGCAAGAACACTTATAGCAGTGTGATATAATAGTAGTTAAGTTTTAAAACATAAAACTAGAGGGACAGTGAACTTTAGTGGCAAATAAAAATTTTGTAGTCAAGAACAGCTTAATCGTTGGCGACACCGCCACGATCAATGGCGTCCAAATTGATCCTTCTGGCGCCACCTCTAACCAAGTATTAAAATTTGATGGCACTAAATTTGCGCCTGCTTCACAAAGCGGAGGTGTTACTAACTCGTTAACTGCCCCAGTCTCTCCGGCAGATGGTGCTTTGTGGTTTAAGACAGATACTGCTCAAACATTTGTTTATTATGATTCTTACTGGGTTGAAGTCGGTGCATCAGGAATGGCTGCAATGGTCTCCGACACCGCACCATCTTCTCCTATAGCTGGTCAAATATGGTTTAACTCCCTCAACGGCGGGACTTATGTTTATTACAGTTCTGCGTGGACAGAAATTGGCGCAGTCCCAATCAATGCTCTTCTTAACACGATTGATGCAAAGGGTGATTTAATTGCAGGAACGGCTGATAATACAATTGGTCGTCTTGCAGTGGGAACAGATGGTTATTTCTTAAAAGCTAACTCTTCAACTTCTACAGGTCTGGCTTGGGCTGCAATTCCAAGCGTTTCTATTTTGGATGATGTTGGTGATGTAACAA